GCAGAAGCAGCAAAGAAGAAGGCGGCTGCAGAAGCAGCAAAGAAGAAGGCCGAAGAAAAAGCAAGACAAGAAGCTGCTCAGAGAGCGATTGACGAGGCTAACAGAAGAAGACAAGAAACGTTGGGTGGTTACAATCCCTATGGTGACGATGATGACGATGGTGGCGGGTTTGGTGGCTATGAGAGTAGCGGTAGCTATGATTCTGGCGGATATTCTACGGGTGATTTCGCAGGTTCTGGCGGTACAGAAACAGGTGGTGGTGGCTTCACAGAAGGCGGGGCTTTCTCAGGTCTAGCCTCTGGCGGAACTGTTGGCATGGCTGCTGGCGGTGCGATGGCTGCGAACATGAACTCAGGTTTTATTGGCGCACCACCGAGTCAAGTACCAGAAGAAAAGACTGTTGCTGACGACCAGAAGACAGCGTATCCAGAAGGTACGTTCATCATCAATGCGGCTGCGGTTGAGTTTGCTGGCGAGAAAGACATCGTTAAAATGCTTAATGATGCACAGAAAGAAGCCGTTAGACGTGGGATTGTACTTGACAATACAGAAAAAGGTGCTAAACTTATAGATGTAGCCGTGTCACAAGGTGAAGTAAAGGTTGCACCATACCTAGCTAAAATCATCGGCTATGACCGTCTCAACAAAATCAATAATCGTGGTAAGCCCGAAGTTGCTGAACGTCAGCAAGAAGCAGCACAGGGTGGTTTTCTAGATAGACCCGGATATGCTTCTGGGGATATGGTGACCGTCTATCGAGGGGAGCCAATCGACCCTGCTAAAGCTGAGATGACACACAACTACGGTTACGACAAAGAAAACGTCGGAAAGTTTCACTCGCCATCCATAGATAAAGCACGAGCCTTTGCTAAGTCTGCAGGGCCGGGTAATCAGCAAATCCTAAGTCGTAAGGTAACTATAGACCAGTTGTTCGACGGGGTTGAAGAAGCGTGGAAAGTTGGCGCACAAAAGAAGACCGAATACTTCGGCAAGATGCCCAAGAAAGAATTAGATAAGAACATAAAGTTCATACGTGAAATGCAGAAAGCCTATCAAAAGGGAGAACGTTCCATTGAAAGTATGGCTATGTTCCTACAAGAGCAGGTGTTTCACGACGATAAATCAAAAGTGAATTTTATTGAAACATTTAAGAACGACCCTAAGTCTGCAGGTAAACTAGCAGGTAGGGCAATATCTAAAGTAGCTACAAAAGCAACACCTCCGCTTGCTATTTTAGAGATGATAGGAACCGTGTTTGCACCCAAGACAATGGGCGACGGTACACTACAGGGAAATGAATCGTTCTTAGAAATGGATTAGTCAGCTACCCGCAACGCGGCCCTGACGTAACCGAAGCGGCTACCTACACGCCAAGTAGCCCCGCATCATGAGGTAAAACAAATGGCAAAAGCAAAAGGCCACAGAGCCAATAAACCAAACGACTCTTTCGGAGTGACAAATAACGACCAACTGTATCGTGGCAAATATCGCGATGAAGTCTATCAAGAGGACGAAGAACTAGAAGCCTCAGAAGACAACCAAGAAGCTGACCCCGCCCCACAAGAAGCGGCTACTCAGGAAAGCGATAGTTTTGTACCGCAAAAAGAAACAAAAGACGCGGAACACGATTATAAGAAACGTTATGATGACTTGAAGAAGCACTACGATAGCAAGGTAAACGAGTTCAAAGAAGAAATCGCGAGTCTTCGAGATACTATGAATAGCCGTGCTGTTGAAATGCCGAGGGGTGTTACACCACCGCGAACTCAAGAAGAACTAGACGAGTTCAAGGAGAAATACCCAGATGTGTTTGATGTGGTGCAAACCGTTGCATCTATGCAGACAGAATCTCAGGTATCAAAACTTCGTGAAGAAATTGGTACTATCAAGGAACGGGAGAAGAACCTAGAAAAGGAGAAAGCCTACGAGGAACTCCTACGGTTACACCCAGACTTTGATGAACTCAAGACTACAGACCAGTTCTTGGGCTGGCTCGAAGAACAGCCAAAAACACTGTCAGATGGTATTTACAACAACAATACCGACGCTAAGTGGGCTGCTCGTGTGGTAGATTTGTATAAGGCCGATGCTGGTCTTAACAAACAGAAGAAGTCTAAACGTCAGGAAAGCGCAGCAGATGCTGTGACTAAAACACCTGCACGGGAAGTACAGACAGACCCCAACGGGGACAAGCGTATCTTCAAGGCTTCGCAAATCGCCAAGATGAAACCTTGGGAGTTCGAAAAGATGGAAGCTGAAATCGACTCTGCAAGGGCTGAAGGGCGAATCGACTATAACTCTTAATCCTCAAGGAAGGGATTGAACAATGGCTTTTGGAAGAGCAGCAGGACATAACAACCTGCCATCTGGTAACTTTACACCAGAAATTTTTAGCCAAAAAGTTCTCAAGTTCTTCCGTCGTGCTTCGGTTGCAGAAGATATTACTAATACCGATTACGCTGGCGAAATTGATAACTTTGGCGATACCGTGCGTATCATTAAAGAACCAACAATCACTGTGTCTTCATACGCTCGTGGTTCAGTGGTAAATCCACAGGACCTTGCTGATGACCAGACAACAATGGTTGTTGACCAAGCAAACGCATTTGCGTTTAAGATTGACGACATTGAAGAGCGTCAGTCTCACGTCAACTTTGAAGCACTAGCAACTTCATCAGGTGCATACTCACTGAAGCGCAAGTACGATGGAAACATCCTGACTGCTATGTTCGACGGTGCAGGTCTTTCATCTGAGTCTGGCGCACCAACCGAAACCGTTACTGGTTTGGGTACGCTTGCTTCCCCGCTGACTTCGCAGGATGGCGACGACCTAGTGAACATCATGCTAAAGATGGCTCGTGCGCTGGACGACCAGTCAGTTCCTGAAGAAAACCGTTGGTTCGTAGCGGCTCCTGCTTTCTACGAAACACTGTTTGGCGCAGGTGCTAAGTTCGCAGAAGTACAGGTAACTGGCGATGCGACATCAACACTTCGCAACGGTCTTGTAATGCAGGGCAACATTGCTGGCTTTAACTGCTATAAGTCAACTGCAATGAACGCTGCTGGTACAGACACTGTGGACATAACTGGTCTGGGTGCGGGTGAGTTCCCAATCATGGCTGGTCACATGTCATCAACTGCAACTGCTTCGCACATCGCGAAGACTGAAGTTGTACGTTCAACTGAAACATTTAGCGACATCGTTCGTGGTTTGCACGTATTTGGACGTAAAGTCCTGCGTCCAGAAGCCATCGTACGTGGCGTTATCAGCCTGTAATAGAGGAGACTGACTTATGGCAACTTTTACTATTACTGGTGGCGGTAACACCGGATACGGTGCGAACGGCCCGAATGTTAAGGTAGCAAGTGTTGTTATCGACTTGACTGACGATGACTTTAGCGCACTGGCTGCTACAGACACAATCGAAGCGATTGAAGTTCCTGCAGGTACTATCGTACTGTCAGCAGGTTACGAAATCCTGACTGTGGGTACTGGTTCAGGTACACTGTCACTGGGTGATGCCGGGGACGTAGACCGCTACGTTGCTGCTGTTGTCCAGACTGCTGCTGGTCAAAAGGCAGCGTTGGCAACTAACGTACCGCATCTGTACACTGCTGCAGACACAATCGACCTGAAGAGTGCAACTGCTGTTTGTAACTCAAAGGTACTTGTGTGGGCAATCATGGCTGATTGTAACGGCAACTCTGAAGACTACGTAGTCTCAATGTCTGCCTAATAAAATAGTCGGGGGGCGGGGCAACTTGCCCCCTTGACAAACTCGTAAATCTATGGTATAAGCAACTACCATTGCCGGGAGTATATATACCATGTTTATGACATATGTTAAAGTTTGTTCACTTATAGCAACATCAACTTGTACCGAGTTTGTAGATACACAAGGTCCTTACGATAGCTATCAACAATGCGAAACGAGAGCAGTTGAGATGGCTAAAGATTTAGCACAAGTATTAGCAGGGCCTATAGAGTTTAGCTACAAATGTGAAAAAGAGATAAAGGGTCATGCCACGTAAGCAAGACAAAATGCCAGCCCGTAATAAGAAGAACTTTCGCCCTACTAAGAAGGGTGCGGGTATGACAGAAGCTGGGGTCAAAGCCTATCGTAAAAAGAACCCCGGCTCTAAACTAAAAACTGCTGTAACAGGAAAAGTAAAGCCGGGTAGCAAAGATGCTAAACGGCGTAAATCTTTTTGCGCTAGGTCTGCTGGACAGATGAAGAAGTTTCCTAAGGCTGCAAAGAATCCTAACAGCCGTTTGCGTCAAGCACGTAAGAGGTGGAAATGCTAGCTGCACTTATCGGACCCATAACCCAAATAGCAGGTACTTGGCTAGAGGGTAAAGTAGAAAAGACCAAAGCAGAAACAGGAGCGAAAGTTGCGAAGGCTAAAGCTGAAGCTACGATTATGGAAAAGAAAGCTACGGGCGAAATCGATTGGGATTTGGCAATGGCTGAAGGAAGTAAGCACTCGTGGAAAGACGAGTGGATTACACTTCTATTTTCTGTACCACTCATACTGGCTTTCTGTGGAGACTGGGGTAGAGAGATTGTACAACAAGGTTTTGCCGCTCTGGATGCGATGCCGGAATGGTATCAGTACAGCCTTGGCCTCATTGTTGCAGCGTCGCTAGGTATGCGTAGCGCAACCAA